AAAGAGGAGCAACGATATGCCTTATGTGAACAAACCCCGCCCTTACAAAAAGGAATATGAACAGTATGATGGTACGCCGGCGGTCAAGAAGAAACGGGCGCAACGTAACAAAGCTCGTCGAATTATGGAGCAGGCTGGGCTTGTCCACAAAGGCGATGGGAAAGATGTTGACCACAAAACTCCTCTCTCAAAAGGCGGAAAAACGGTACGTAGTAATCTTGCGGTCAAAACTGCGGAGAACAATCGATCGTATCCAAGAAACTCAGACCATTCAATAAAAACTAAACATGGAAATCGTAAATAACAAAGCAATAGTAGTTACTACAAGACGCCCCAATCTTGTAACAGAGTGCATCCCTAAAAGTGAAGTGATTGAGACCAACGGCGATTTACATAAGGTTGCTGTTCGGTGGGGTTTAGACGAAGCACAAGCTCTATCAAAGCTTAAGATTAAAAACGTACCATCCCCTATCCAAAGAGATTACAAGTGGCCTGGGCTTTATAAACCCATGGATCACCAAAAAGAAACGGCTAACTTTTTAACCCTTAACAAACGTGCATTCTGTTTTAACGAACAGGGTACAGGCAAAACAGCCTCGGCTATATGGGCTGCAGATTACCTGATGGAACAAAAGAAAGTCTACAAAGTATTAATTATTTGCCCCCTGTCTATTATGCAATCTGCATGGCAAGCAGATCTATTTAAATTTGCTATGCACCGTAAAGTCGGTGTTGCATATGGCGACAGAGATAAAAGAAAAGCAGTGATTGAAAGTGACGCTCAGTTTGTAATCATCAACTATGACGGCGTAGACATCGTAGCCGATACTATTGCAAAACAAAACTTTGATTTAATAATTATTGATGAAGCAAATGCTTACAAGACTATTACTACTAAACGTTGGAAGACGCTTAATCACATCATAACCCCACGCACATGGATATGGATGATGACTGGTACGCCAGCAGCACAGACTCCTACTGATGCGTTTGGTCTAGCAAAGATGCTTGTGCCTGATAACGTGCCTAGGTTCTTTGGGGCTTTCCGTGATCAGACTATGGTGCAGATTACCAAATTTAAATGGCTACCAAAACCTGATTCAGATCAAACCGTATTTAATGCCCTTCAACCCGCAATTAGATTTAGAAAAGAAGATTGTTTAGACCTACCGGAGGTTACACATGTTTTTCGGGACGCCCCCCTTACTACGCAACAGACGAAATATTACAAAACGCTCAGAGACGAGTACCTTATGGCAGCGGATGGCGAAGAAGTTAGCGCCGTTAATGCTGCGGTTAAGATTAATAAGCTCCTACAAATATCAGGGGGTGCCGTTTATTCTGATACTGGTGCTGTCGTTGAGTTTGATGTTAGTAATCGGCTACGTGTTATTGAAGAAGTAATTGAAGAAGCCAGCCACAAAGTTCTTGTCTTTATTCCATTCACGCATACAATAGAATTACTCAAGACACATTTGAGAGGGGCGGGTATTACCTGCGAGGTCATCAATGGGCAGGTCCCAGTAAACAAACGAACCGAGATATTTAAAAGGTTTCAAGAAGAAATCGACCCCAAGGTACTTCTCATACAACCACAGGCTGCTGCACACGGAGTCACATTAACTGCTGCAGATACTATCATTTGGTATGCACCAGTAACATCTATAGAGACTTATTTACAGGCAAATGCACGTATTGATAGGCAGGGGCAAAAGAATAAGATGACTATTGTGCATATTAAGGGTAGTCCCGTAGAGACTAAGTTGTATCATATGTTGCAAAATAAACTTGATGTACATACAAAAATAATTGATTTGTACCGACAAGAAGTTGACAATAAAGAGTTGACATAGTAAAGTAGTAGATGTAGTATTAATTAACGGGCTCAGACCCGATATTAACAAGGAAACTAAAATGAATGATGCCGAAGCGGTAGTACAACCCGTCGCCGATATGGACAAACTGGTCAAAGTCTATATTAAAATACGTGACGCCCGTGACCAATTACGTCGTGAACTAGAAGAGAAAGAAGCTGATCTCAATGAACAGCTATCTCTGATAGAACAAGAAATACTAGAAGTCTGCAAATCAACCAATGCCGATAGCATTAAGACTAAACATGGTCTTGCTATGCGGTCGGTTAAGAGCAGATTTTGGACAAACGATTGGGAGAACTTCTATAAGTTCTTACATGAGCATGAAGCTCCCGATTTGCTTGAGAAAAGAATTCATCAGACCAATATGAAGCAGTTTTTGGAAGAGAATCCGGACTTGCATCCCGCCGGTTTAAATGTGGATCGCACATACGCTATAACTGTTAGGAGAAGCAAATGAGTAACGTCGCCTTATTTAATAACCAACTGCCCGACTATCTTAAGGAAGTCGAACTTGATGATGTAACCAAAGCCCTATCAGGTGGCGGCGGTTCACAAATTAAACGCATTGCGCTTGGCAATAATAAGTTTGTGCTTAAAGTGGATGGTACAGAAGTATCTAAGACCAACACTGGCAAGCTAGAAGTTGTTATTGTTAACGCCTCTAAGCACGTATCAAGAACTTTCTATGCTAAAGCATGGGATCCAAAAGCTGATGCTGCACCACCTGATTGCTGGTCTAATGACGGTGATAAGCCTGATGCGTCTATTAAGTCACCACAATCAGCAGCATGTGCTAACTGCCCACAAGATATTAATGGGTCAGGTCAAGGCAATACCAAAGCATGTCGTAAGAACCGCCGTATTGCAGTAGCTTTGGCGTCTGATTTAGATGGCGATGTTTATCAAATGACATTGCAATCCAAGTCTATTTTTTATGACATGAAAGACCCCGGTGATTTAGAGCACATGCCATTTAACCAATACGCTAAATACGTTGGCTCACAAGGCTACAACTTAAATAGCTTGGTTACTGAGATGCGCTTTGATGAAGACTCAACAGTTGGTAAGTTGTTCTTCAAACCGGTGCGATTCTTAGAGCGCCATGAATGGGAGCAAGCCAAGAAACTTGGTGAAACTCAAGCTGCTAAGAGCGCAGTTACTATGACAATTGCACAAGCGGACGGTATTAAACCTAAGCTAGCTGCACCAACAGCAAAGGCAGAGGTAGCCAAAGTCGAAGTTGAAGCGGAGTCAATCCCTGAGCCTAAGAAGCGTGAAGAGAAAAAAGCTGAGCCGACTGCTAAACGAGACTTGAAAGCCGTGATGAGCGGATGGTCCACTGACGAAGAAGCATGAGTCTAAGAGGTTATAGTCTCCGTCTTGTTGAAGCAATAAAAGCTGGCAACCCTCGGCACCCGGGGGTTCGCCTTGGCAAACATTGCATCGCAAAGGGTATACCAGTAACACAGATGGCTAAAAAATTTGGCGTCTCTCGTATGACCATGTACACATGGTTTACGGGTAGTGGTACCCCACGCAAAGACAAGATTGAACTAATAGAGAAAATACTAAGCAGTTAACGTCTACGGGGACAGCTAGCTCGACGGAGCGAATCGGGATATTGCCGAATCCCTTGCTGTCCTTATTTTTTCGGTGTTGAGGAACTATGGCAACAACAGATCTATTGACCGCAGTACTGGCACCCGAAGGAGAAGGGTGGTACTGCATAGTTGGCTTACGGCAGGACGGGTCAAAACCCCCTGTGCAAACATTCCACGCAACTCTCGTGGAGGTAGAAGCACAAATTGATGTGCTGTTACAAGATAAGTGCAATGTGTACTTTGCTTGCGCTAAATATAAAGACCCCAAAGAGGGTAGGATCCAACCCAATACGGGTATGATTAAAGCCTTTTGGCTAGATATTGACTGTGGTGAGGGTAAACCCTATGAAAATCAAACAGAAGGATTAAATGCACTTAAATCTTTTTGTAAGAAGATTAATATGCCTTTGCCATCTGTGGTTGATTCAGGGCGAGGTATACATGCTTATTGGAGATTAAAAACTGTAGTTGATCGTTTACAGTGGAAGCCTGTAGCTGAACGCCTTAAAGCTCTTTGTGAAGAGCATGACTTTGCTGCTGATCCATCCAGGACCGCAGATAACGCATCTATTTTACGTGTACCAGAGACTCTTAATTTTAAAGAAGATCCTCCGTTACATGTAACAATTTTGGCTATACAGCCCGAAATAGACTACGAATATGTCAAACAAACCATAGGCGTTTTAGTTGCGCCTGACTGGATGCCTCGGCAGTACAGCGAGTCTGCGTTATCTTTATTAGGTAATAAGCAAAGCCGATTTAAAACCATCATGATTAAAACCATGAATGGGCAGGGATGTGCTCAGCTTGAGAACATTGCAATAAACCAAGACACAATTGAAGAACCACTATGGAGAGCAGGCTTGTCGGTAGCGGCAGTCTGCGTAGATAGAGATGAAGCCATACATAAAATATCCGAAGCACACCCTGAGTACTCACCGGAGAACACGGAGCGTAAAGCTAATCAAACAAAGGGGCCATACACATGTCAAACATTCGAGAAGCTTAATCCTCAAGGCTGTGAAGGCTGCCAACACAAGGGCAAGATATCATCGCCGGTGCAGCTCGGATCTGAAATTGCTGCTGCGGAAGATAACATCATCGTGGAGACGACGGAGACTGGTCAAGAGGAAGTTTTCGATATACCACCGTATCCATTTCCGTATTTTAGGGGGAAGAACGGCGGCGTTTATATTGAGATTAGGGATGACGATGGGGGTAGTGACGCAATAAATATATACGAGCATGACCTGTATATTGTCAAACGCCTGCACGATCCTGCCAAAGGCGAGTCGGTTTGGATCAGACTGCACCTACCAAAAGACGGCATGAAAGAGTTTGCCATGTCAGCTACAGATGCAATGACATCAGAAAAGCTACGGGATAAGCTAGGCTACTTTGGGGTCATAGCAGCTAAAAAACAAATGGATGCGATTATGGGATACATGATTGCGTCAGCAAAAAATTTACAACATTCAATGGAGTTAGAAGTTATGAGAGATCAGTTTGGTTGGGCCGACAAGGATCAAAAGTTTATTATCGGTGAGCAAGAAGTTTCAGCAGAAAAGGTAGCGTATAGCCCACCTTCAGTAGCCACTGGTTCATTAGCCGACTATTTAAAACCAAAGGGTAGCCTTGAAGAATGGCAGCGTATAGTTAAGGTATACGACCAGCCTGGGTTTGAACCTCATGCCTTTGGCTTCTTTACCGCCTTTGGTGCCCCACTACTTAAACATCTCAAACTCAAGGGTGCGATTATTAACCTAGTAAACAATACATCAGGTACTGGTAAGTCAACTATCTTGAAGATGTGCAATAGCGTATGGGGTCATCCTGAAGAGCTTATGTTGCAGTGGAAGGACACAATGAACTCCATGATCCACCGCCTTGGGGTTATGAATAACCTACCCGTGACTATTGACGAAGTTACCAAGATGAGCGGCGACCACTTCTCAGACCTACTTTATGCTGCATCGCAAGGTAGAGGTAAGAACCGTATGAAACAGCACGAGAATGCTGAGCGTGCAAACGCTACTAAGTGGGGCACCATCTTATTAACTAGCTCCAATGCCTCCTTCTATGACAAGCTATCATCCCTTAAAGCTACCCCCGATGGCGAGTTTATGCGCCTCTTAGAATATAAGATTGAGCTTACAGGCACACTGTCTAAGCAAGAAGCCGACGAGATATTTAATGCCTTGTATGAGCACCATGGGCACGCAGGAGTTAAGTATGCCCAGTATTTAGTTACTGATTTAGAAGAAGCCATGGATCTTGTTATGCAAGTCCAGCAGCGTATTGATAAAGCCGTTGATATGAGTAACCGTGAGCGGTTCTGGTCGGCTGTAGCTGCATGTAATATTGCCGGCGCTTTAATTGCTAAGGACTTAGGGCTAATTGATTTTGATATACATAGGGTATATACCTGGATTGTTGCAGAACTCAAAGTCATGCGGCATGAAATTAAAGCCCCAACCAAGGGTGTAACTGACGCTATCAGTGAGTTTATTAACGAACATCGTGGCACCGTATTGGTAATTAATGACGAAGCCGACGGTCGTACTGGCATGGAACAACTGCCTATTGTTGAGCCTAGATGGGACAAGCTGTACATCCGCATCGAACCTGATACTAAAGAAATGTACATTAACGCCAAGCAGTTTAGGAAGTACTGCACCGAGAACCAGATTACTTTGAAAGATGTGCTGACTTCCTTGGAGGTAGATAAAGCCTACCTTGGGCTTAAAAAGAAGCGCATATCCAAGGGCACTAAGATTAAATCAGGAGCTATTGACTGCTTTGCTTTTGACCTGTCAGCTAAGGCGTTTGAAGACGAGCAACTTATTGAAATAGCACAGGATACGCCACAAGATGCTGATCCACGGTCTAAGCTTCAGAGTTAACTGGAAGAATTTCGTGGTTGGGTCATCCTTTTTTATACCTTGTTTGGATACGGAAGGGGCCCTAACTCAAGTTAAACGCACCACAAAGCGTCTTGGGTACAGGATTAAGACTCAAATTGTTGTAGAAAAGGGAATACGTGGGTTGCGAGTATGGCGGATTAGGTAGTATTATCTGGGTGTAGCCCATGGCTACTTCATTTATTTCCTTGTTGGTAACAACTTTAGCCCCGCTTCGGCGGGGTCTTTTTAGTCCTCTGGATCCCCGTAGTCGTTCATAGCTGATAGCTGCCCAATAAGCTTCTTATTAAGGGACATACCACCAGTAATCTCAGCCAAACCACGTTGTTTATATCGTGTAGTTACCGAGCGACTTAAGTTTGTGCCTGTAATAGAAACGCCTGGATTAGCAGCATTAAACTTAGTTATGGTTTCAAGCGTCTCTTCAATTAGGTCGGAATCGTTGTTATCAACTCCCATAAAGAACGCATCTAGCAAAGACTGCCTACGGTTAAGAATGTTTTGTTCCGCCGTCTTCATCTCAATATTAGACTTTTGGCGTTGGGCAAGACGCTCTGGGGAGAACCCTATAAACTGCAACCCTGCTTCGTAGCCCGAAACGTCACCTAGGAGCTCATTTCCCTTAAGGGTTGTGGCTCGCCCCTCAGAAGCCAAACGAATGCCTTTTAGAGCGTTTTTAATAACGGCTGGGGTGCCTGTTTCAAAAGCCCTTTGGATATAGCCATCGTTATATTGTTTAACTGCCTCGGCACCGTTAATAACCAAGCCTGCTGAAGGGCCTAGTAAGTTAATAAACATGTTTTGTACGGCTGTAACTTCATCAGAACTCTTACGGGTATCTCTGTACCACATGTCATTTAGGCTTAAACGGCTGGCTACGTCTGCACCAAGCGCCTGTGATACCACCCCACGGGAAATAGAGTCGCCTACAAAACCGCCAAAGGTCTCGTTACACCAGTTTTTAAACCAGTTATCAAAGTCCCACTCTTCTTCGTCATCGCCGAACACAGCTTGCATAGCGTTAATAACACCAGACACAGCCCACCATAAGGGTAAACCCGAAGCTCCAGCAAATACCGCAGTTAATCCCAAGGTACCAAGTAGCCTGTTACGAGCTTCTACTTGCATGTCCTTCATATATTGATCGACTGCTGCGTCTAATTCGGCTTCAGTTAAAGGCTCCGCATCAGGAGTATTTATCCTACGACTTCCTTTTATTTGGTCGGCTATGTCTTTGTACATGCCAAGCCTAGGATCGTTTGGATCTATCTTTGCTATTTCTTTACGCTGATCAGCTGTAAGAATGCTTCTTTGCCATTCGTACAAACTTCTAGCCAATAGGTAGGTCATTTGTTGGGCAAACTGCTTAAACTGAAGAATAACTTTAGCGTATGAACTTTGAAAATAACGTGGCTTATTCAACGTTGAGTAATCAAACATTGATTTGTAGGTTAACTCTTTGGTAACTTCAATTGCTTTATCAAATGCAGCTTTATCTGTATAGCCGTCGGCTTTAGCTTTATCGTAAGCTAAGTCAAATACGCTCATACCCACAACTTCACGGTTAAATTTTTCAGCGCCATGAAACAAACCACTTAGTACTTTCATAGCGCCCTGAGTTTTACCAGTGTATAAATTAGAAGGGGCTTCAGCCATGCCAACTATGTCGTGTGATAACGTAATGTCAAACAAACCATCAACTACAAGTTTGTCATAAGCACGCTGCTGCAGTTCAGTTAATACACCGGCTTTATTGTTTAGCGAAGGAAAAGCTACGTTGCCTTCTTTGTCTTTAAACCCAGCGCCAGCAAACTTCTTGGCAAGCGAGCTCATTTTTGCGGCAGTTTTTGCGTTACCAAATCTAGCACCTACTACAGGCAAGCCGACTGCTACGACGCCTAGCATGTTTACCAATGCTGAAGCAGGCGAAGTCATAAACCAAATAAAAGAAGCATTAGATAAAAACCCTGGTATCCCGCCAGTGTCCGTAGGATTCATTATGTATTCCATACGTTTTTCTAGCTCGGCTACATACTCAGCATCAATCTTGCCTTCTCTAGTATCTTTTTCTTTGAGCCCTTGTCTAGCCGTAGCTAAGTCATCAAACATTCCACGGCTAAATTTATAACGAGAATGCTGATAAGACATATGAAATGCCGACGATGTAAACGCACGTAGCATGTCTAGTTCCATACCAGCAACACCTTTACGGTTCATAAACATCTTACGGACGCTTTGATCTGGCAGGGTTAAAAAGTAAAGCTGCTCTAAGTTTTCTTCAATATTAGCTTTAAGCGCTTCGTTAGTTTCGCCTTTGCCTGACTTAATAATATTTTTAAGCTCTTCTAAGAACGTAAAGTCACGCATATTATCTGAGGCAAGTTCTTGTATAGAGTTACGAGCTTTGACTTCGCTACCAGTAAGTTTGCGGCCAAGGTCTTTTTCTAGTTGAGATTTACGCTCGGCTAAAAACGCATTGCGTTGTGCAGCGCTTTCAAACAAATAAAACTCTTTTTTCTTGCCATCAAAAAACTGAACCGAGAACCTACCAAAACGGCGTATTGGGAAGTACACGTCTACTTTGTGTTTAGAAAAATGCTCCCTTAATCGCTTAACTTCAGGGTTATTCTCTAATTCTGCAGTTTCTAAAGCGTACTTAGGGTCTTTAATATCTGCAGTGGTACGGTACTGCGCCTTTTTATTTTCAACGGCGTTGTTAATATAGTCGGCCAAACTCTGCTTATAAAAGTCTCGCACTTCTCTGTATATGGCCTGCCCTTCTTTGCCAATTTGTTCCCAAGCTTCATCAACCTCACGGCGTTGAGTTTTACCTTTGTCCGGATCTTTATTTAACGTAAACAAATTACCCTGTTTATCTGTATAGGGTGGGCGATCATCAAGCGTAACGTCAATCATTAACTTGTTAAGTATTATTGCTAGCTTAGGATTGTCCTTCTGCCATTTTTGCCAACGTAATGCAATCTTCCTAGTTTTTTCAAGCCGCTGGTTACGGTCGTCAAGCATACCCTCTACTTTTGCAATAAAGGTTCTAAACTGCGGAATTCTGTTACCAGCCAAATCATTTAACTGACGTAGGGTAAACCCACCTAAATAGTACTTACGGGCCGTATCGTTAACGTTCTCAAGGAAATCTCCCATGCCCATCTTTAGCATGTTCCAAGTTGGGCGTCCAAAGAATCTCTTATCTATAGTGTTTAAGAAGTTAGGATTAGCAGGCATATTGCCTTTTAATATTGATTTACCTCTAGCGGGGAAAGCACGCATATTAGCAGTAGTAGCTGGGGGAGCTTGCAATATGATGTTAGCGTTGGCAATTGTGTAGCCAAGCACGTTGTCTAAACCAAAAAGTTTTGCAATAAATTTAGTAAATTTGTCCCATAAGCTTACTTTGCCACCTTCATATCTAAGGTCTCGTAACAGATTTTGGAATTCTTCATTAGCAAAAGCTTCAGATACAAACTCGTCTACGCTTTTAAAACCGTACTCTTCAAACTCAGGCTTGCCTTCGTATTTCTTTTTAGCATACTCAAACAGTTTATTTAGCTCAGTTACAGCGTCTTGTTGCTGCTTAGTTAAATTATTAAAGTTCTCTGGGTCTAAGGCATACATTGTTCCTGCATGAGTTACTTCATGTAGCAACGCCCAAGTGCTCATTCCACCTTTGCTTGAATTTAAATTAATAGTGTCTAAATAGCCACCGTAATACACACCAGCCGAGTCTATATGGCTTACTGCGTCTTGATATGCCTCAAGGACGGTATTAAATTGTCCAATGATAGGAGGTATTACATCTTTCATGTACTCTAGTCGGCCTGATGCAATTGCTTCCAAACCTTCTAAATTGCCACGGAATACATCTTCTGTATCTAATGGCTGGTCAAACTTATAGTGTTTAATAAAGTCTGGACCCCAATCATACGTTCTGAGAGTATTTAAAAAAGTGGGTTTAGCTCGTTTGGTGTTGTACTCAACTAATTCTTTAGCTAGGCGAACTTGTTGGTTAATTACTACATCAGTTTGTAAATTTAAACCTTTTAGTCTTCTTGCAAGATTAGTTATAAACTTATTGTAGGAACCAACTACTGACTCTCTAGTTAATAACTCAAGCGCTCCGTTAAGATCTCCAGCTTCTATACGAGCCTGAATTGCAGGGTGCATTGGATAGAACAATTTAGGATCAAGCGTTTCAGTTTTGCTAGGTGGTTTGTATGGTTTGAGTCCCGCATCAAATGCAAAACCTTCAGCTTTGCCAGTAGGAGCACGGCTAATAGTCTGTATGTATTTACGTGCTACACCACCTTCTTTTTTAAGTTTGTCGGCCCGCTCTATGGCAGCGTCAGCGTCCTTAACCATCTTTTGATACGCAGCTACTGTAGCGTCAAAGCGTTTTAGTTCTTTTGCAGGTAAGTTATCTTCTACCCATTTTTTAAACAACGTAGCCTGTTCTTTGTTTTGATCTTTAAATACTACGCCAGAATAAGTGTTGTCTTTTATACCAAGGTCAAACGCAGCCGAGCGCATAGCCAAACTGTAGGTTGGATAGCCGTTTCTACCCCCAAAATATGCGTATGCAGCGTTTTCTTCTGGTGTTCTTTGACTTGCTGGGATCCCGTCTAATATAGTTAAAGCCCGTTTAATTTGTTGGGCAGTGTACGGCTCCATATTCTCAAGAGCTTCTGTAGCCTCAAACGGTAATACAGTTCCCTCTATACCAAGACTTGCACGCTCGTATTTGTTTAAAGCCTCTTTTAGCTGGGTACTAAAATCGTTAATGCCCCGTACAGTATTTAAATTAGGCGCAGAAGTTAACGACGCTAATGCTTCAGACTGGGATTTAACGTCCATACCAGCAAAACGCTGGGATAACCCAGAGGTCAAAGCCTCACGCTCTTTTGGTGCAATACTTAAGCTATCAAAGAACTGACGCAAAAAGTTTAGCCGCTTGTCTAGTTCTGGTCCAGCAAGTGGTGCGCTAACATCAGGACCTTTACCTTCTGCTTCAAATCTGGCTACTTCTTTACCAGTCTTAAACCCAAGAAACTCAGCAACATCATCAAGCATGTTGTTTACTTTGCTTCTAAAAGAAACAGATTGTGTTGGGTTAGCACTGCTAGACTTTAGGCTATTAAAGAAGGCGGTCAACGGTTTTAATGGGTTGTCGGCCGAACCAATTAGCATCATCTGAGCACGTTCGCCTTCAGGTATAGCTTCAATACCTTTGGTTTCTGGTACATACCCAGCCGGCGCAGCTAGTTCAAATTCAGGGGCTTCTTCTATTTTGCTAGGTAGACCTTTTGTTTCTTCAAATGTACTAACATACCCACTATCCATTGAAGGAACACGTTTACCTTCAATAACATCTTTTCTGTCCATAGGAAAAGCAGACAATGGCTTTAATGTTTTTGCATCTACCCAATTACCGTAGATTATAGGTCTGCCGTACTTAACCCTAGTAGCATCAACTCTAAATTTACGATCAATACCTTTTTCTGCATCAGAAGCTCTTAGGCTAGCATTTGGAGTTAATATGTCTCCGTCTTTAGGCCAATTTTCTCCACTAACTTCTGGGGCATTTGCTAATGTAGGTGTTTCTTGTTTAATACCAGAAAGCAAAGTACCCATAGACCTTTTACGTTCTAAAGCAGCTAATTCTTCTGGTGTGGCTACATCATAAAAAGATAAGTCTGGTTCTTCTTCAGGTTCTTTATTAAAGTCAAATCCCATCTGCCCAGGAGCTCTTGCTGCTTTGATTTTGCCCTGCCCAGCAAGTTCGGCTTTTGCCTGCCGTACACTTTGCAGTTCACTATCTACTTGACCAAACTGTTGTTCTGCCCCGCCAATACGCTCATCGGTTGGGTCAACCTCACTAATTTCTCTTATGTAGCCTTTGATGTTATTAAGTTGGCTAACTAAAGCGGCTTCTCTTGTGTCTAGCTCATTTAGTTGATTGTTGAGTTCCTCATCTCGTTTTGCAGCATCTGCAGCAAGTCGATTAGCTCTATCCAAGTCTGTTTCGGAAGGTTCTCCAGCTCCGGCGTCAGTTGCACCTTTTCTGAGTTTCTCTTCGTCAGATAAAGAAACGCCAGGCTCACCTGCTCCGGCGTCAGATTTAGTACCGTAGTCTCTTGCTTCATCTATAGCACTCCTGCCGGGCTCCCCAGCTTTTTGTAATTGACGTTCACGTCGGCCTTCTAAGTATGCACCAGCACCAGAACCTGCCAAACCAAACGAACCGCCACCTACTGCACCACGTACAGAAGACTCAATGATGCGGTTAAATTCTTTGCTTCCCCAGATTTCTGGGTTTTCTTGGACAAACTTCTCGGCGGCAATACTAATTGCTTCTTGTCCAGCTTCAGTTACGCCTTCTGTTGCAGCACTACCAATCGTAGTACCAACAACCCGTCTGGCTACTTCTGAGGGCATACCTGATTTCTCAAGTATTTTTTCTACAACTCCAGCTTTTGCATTTGGGCCAAGCTGTTTAAGAATAGCTACTGGTAATACTGAATCTAATGCGGCTGACACAGAACCAGCTAAAAGAGCTGCACCGGTCTCCATTTGACCGGTCTCTTCATATATGTTTTGAAATACTTCAGGGGCGTTAAGCGCATAAGAACCAAGAAAGGTTCCAGCAAGTTGCCCACGACCAGCACCCTCTGCTGTTTTCATAGCTGCATATCTAGCGCCAGCTTGTGTAGCAACTTCACGCTCGGCTAACTTTTTAGCAGCTGCGCTAGCAGCCATACGTCCACCGACTGCACCAACTCCAGCACCAGGTATTAAAGCCGCAGCCATACCAGGTATTTGTTCTGCAACTGTTTCTAGTGCAAAGGGTATGTAGTCGCCTATGCCTTTGACGTCGGATAAAGACTTATAGCGGGCACCGTATTTTTGCTCAATTTCTTTTTGAGTCTGCGCAGCCTCTTCCATCTGCTTAGCTGCATACTCGTCAGCGCCAACAGCCTTAGCTGCCATAGCAGGTAATACATCAGCAAGCAAAGACCCAGTTTGTTTAGCGCCACGTACAATGCCACGCCCCATCATACTTAGTACGCCAGTATCCTGTGTAGGTTCTGGTTCAGGCAAACCAAGCTCAGCAGCCGTGTACTCTTTTTTGCTAGACGTTAAGCCAAGCTCTTCAGGCGTAAACTCCTTCTGTTTAGAAGGCAGGCCTAGCTCTTCTGCTGTGTATTCACGAGCCATTGTTAACCTATACTTTTACGTAGTTGCCATTAGGTAATTGCTTGAATGTACCCTTTCCAGGTATGTTTACCGTACCATCAGTTCCCATTTGTGGGGCAGCGGGTGCAGTTGCAGTTTGAGGCGCCATACCAACAGCCCCTAAATACTCTGCAACTTTAGCGTTACGTATTTCTTGAAGTTTTTTTATGTCTTCTGGTTTTTTACTAAAAATTAGTTGTGGATAATTTTGAGCTACAAAAGTATCTGCTTTTGTCATAGCATTAAGTCTAGTTGTGTCATCTTGTAACGAAGTTGTTCGTACAAATCCTTCATATGAAGGTGTACGCCCTGCAGCTTTTTCACTTTCTGCATAAAGCGCATATTTACGTTCAAAGTCACTACTCTTAGCCAACTGCATTTGGGCAACTTTAATTTGGTTTTCACGGTTAGCTGCGCTATCAAAGGCTTTTTGTGCTCCTTCTACGTCGCCACGTTGTTCAGCACGACGGGCTTTATCCAGATCACCTTTAATCTTAGCGGTTTCAAACTTAATCTTGTCCTCAGCGTCTCTAGCAGCCTCAGCGCCCGTTGCATATTCACCAAAGCCTTCAATTGCGGCTTTACCAATAGGGCCTGCAGTTGAACCAAATTTAAGAAAGCCTTTAGCCATGGCAAGACGTTCTTTCCTACTTAAACGATCTTTATCTCCAGTGTACTCGTCTATAAACTTTTCAAACCCTTCACCAACTTGTCCTTTGGGCCCTAATTCTTTTTGTTGGTTAAAGAAATCAGCCAAGGTTTTTGGTCCTGTAGTCACCACAGAACGGTCACTTTTCTTTTCTGTACCTTCTTTTTTCTCCGCAGTTTTTGGAGCTGGAGCCGCAGTTAAACCCTGACCTGGCAGCGCAGCAGAACCTTCTGCAAATACGCCTTGCCCTCTTGCCATTTCTTCTAGCTCTTCGTTGGTATAACCACCATTTTGGAAAGCAATAATGCCCCCACCTGCTAAAGTCTGTGACTCAAATGCTGGACCGCCGGCTAAGGCAATACCCGACATTCTATTTTTTTGAGTTTGTTGTTCAGCCTGTGCTTCTATTCGTTTTTCCGTAAGTACTTCAGCGGCCATCTTACGAACTTCATCGCTTGTAGAAGAGTTCCTAATTTGTTCTAATTTTTGTACACCACCAGGCATATCCGCAATTTGTTCTAGCTGGGCACGAGTACTATTAATTACACCACCTGGGGCATATGCTTGAGTAATACCACCTTCACGGTATTCTTTAATTGCGCCACCAGCAGCTCTGCCACCAAACAACGATGCACCAGCACCAAGTAAACCAACTGCTTGTTGTGTAGTAGTCGGCTGCGCTTGATACAACTGAGTTGTCTGAGACTGTAAGGGTAAACCACGAAGCATATTAGACATAAAGCCTAATTGCATCATTGGATACTGCTGTTGAATAGCGTAATTTTGAATAGCTTGATTAATCTTTTGTTGCTCAAGCTCTTGCTGTTGCTTACCCATTTGTGACTGTAAGCCGATAATATCTTTTTGAGCTCCTAATTGAGCACCACCTAACTGCCCTAAAGTAGAAGCTGCTTGACCAGCTTGACCCAAACCTTGAAGTCCTGTTTGTAGCCCTTGTAAACCTAGTTGAGCACCGAACTGTTGCTGGCGTTGTGCATCTTCAAAGGCTTTTTGTGACCCAGTAGCAGCAATGCCTTGCAGTTGACTACCTAAAGAACGCTCGGCTTCAGCTTCCATAATAGCTTGACGGCTACCACCAAAAGCACCGGCACCAACGGCTTGCCTAGCTCGCATTGGTTTAGCAATATTAAAATCACGTAACGCTTGGGATTTTTGATAGTCCACCACGTTTTGCATGTAAGGCGACATATAACCTTGCATGGCCATTGGATCTTGCGCCATTTGAGCGTATTGACCACCTACACCGGCAGCTTGTCCAGCTAAACCCATAGCCCCTAAACCAGAAGCACCTGCTAAATTAGTAGCAGCGCCGTATTGTCCTGGAACTTGAAGTCCAGCTGTAGCCTGTTGGGCTTGTTGTTGCATTGGACTAAAACCAGCAAAATATTGGTTTACATCAGTGCTGTAAGGGGTATAAGGCTTAAACCCAGTAATCCCTGTATCATCCATGTTGAACAACTGTTTCTGAGTTGCTTCCAGCATGTTTGTAACATAGGGTTTGGCGTACTCAGGGATGTTAGTGTTGTAAGACGTACTTGTTTGAGGTCCACCACCACCGCCGCCGCTGTCACCACCCATGGCATTACCGTAAGGCAATAATTTTTGTTTGTATCGTAATAAACTCATAATGTCGCCTCTACAATTGTGTAGCGTTTCCTAAACCCATATTTAGCTGCCCATTTTGCTACTATGTCCCTAACCGCACCCTGTATTTTGGTTGCGCCATAACTCTTTAATAGTTCAGAAAACTGCCTAAACGTCTCCTGATTACTTATCAACTTCCCACCTATAGCTACTATAAAGGCGACTCTGTGGTTGGGCAAGTTATTAAAGTTAATAGCCGCCGCACCTTTAATAGCATTTTCTTCATCTATTGCAACTACCAATAACCAATCACCTCTGGCTAAGTAAACTTTAGCTTGGTCGGCTGTATAATCGTCTTCCCCCCATTTTAACGCTTCAGCTAAAAAAGACTCAACTAATGGCCATGTTTGATGGATATTTGCAGTAAGTACTGGATGTATGCTTAGCGCCATTTATTTTTAAGCTGGCATATATCTGTCGGCTTTAACTGCTGGAGCTTGCTTCTTTTTACCTGTTCTAGCTTTGCGGATCTTGTCCATCATGCTGTATAGCTTCCTAGCGCCAGCATCGGTAGAGCCGTTACCTAAGTGACTAACCACGTCGGCTGGAACCACAAACTCCCCATCAGCAAGACGGGCGGGTTGTTTGTTACCGATAGAAGCAGGAATAGAATCAGACATACCATCACCAGGACCTTTAAGCATTCTGCCGCCATCTGAGTACCCTCCTAGACTAGCTGTACCGCCTGCTGCTCCAACATCAGAAAAATCACCCCCAAGAGATTTAATACCTGTTTTAGGCATTTCTGCCATGGGGATCCCAAATCGGTTCATTAATTTTTTGCGCTGCACTTCTTGAGCGTCTAAAGCGCTAAGTCCTCTTGTTGATGGGTCATTGTCTCTATAAATACCAGGATCACCTTTAGGTAAGTATTTACCTGCAGCAAAACCTGCAATACCACCAGAAGCCATTAACATGGGGTTAGACCGCTCGTAGCCAGGGGTATCCATAACCATTTCAGAACTTACTGGACGCTGGATTGGGCTGGCATATTGGGTCTTATCAATCATCCCCATGGGGTATAGACCACCTTGTGGGTTCATAGCCGTATTAGCCATAGACATGCGTTCTACAGGGCCACCAGCTTGATAGGACTGCATAATGCCACCCTCGGCAGCATAAGTTGGATACTGGGCACTATAGTATGGATTAGGTCTTGGAGCCTCGTAAGCTTGGTAGTTAGGGCTTAGTCTGTACTTTTTTAACCGTTCATCATATTCATCTGATTGAGATCCAGCAGGACCCCCACGCTTTTCAGTTTCCATATTTGTTAGTAAAGGGGCTGCAGCCATAGCTAATTTGGTTGGGTCTCTTTTAACTACGTCATATACATTAGTTGCTAAATTTGTTGGGCTAAAGCCTTGAGGCCCTATACCAACACCACGCTGTAAATTAGCCATAGTCATTGTGTCAGCACCAGTAGCGGCAGGAACTCGTTGAGCAAATTCACCAGCAAAATTAGCGTATTGTTCGGGGCTAATTGCACCAGACTTTAACGCTTCTGCTGCTTGAGCTGCGTTTGAAAATGTAGGCATTTGAGGCATTATATTAAGTCCTGCCGTTGGCAAACCAGCAGGAGCTGCGCCTGTTACTGGACTTAAATTAACTAAGTTCTCGGCAGAACCACCTGGCAAAAACAAATTACCTTCAGGGGCTGCAATTAGTTGAGACCCACCACCCATCTGGGTAAGTCCTGAAGAAACTGCGGCTTGTTGGGTAGCTTGTGAAGCACCTTCTGCGGCTATTTGAGTAGCACCAGCCTCGGCTAAACCGCTCATCATCCCTGCACCGCCATAAGCCCCTACACCTGCCATAAGACCTTGCATTAAACTGCCACCCGTAGCCATGGTTAAACCGCCAGCTACAGCAGAACCTAGCATAGGATTACCTGTAGCAACACCTACACCGATACCAGCTATAGTCGGCAAAGCCCTCTTTAGGAAATTAGCTTCGGGTAAACCCGTATCTGGGTTAATTGTGAGCGATCCACCGTGTCGCAAAGCTATAGCTTGAAGTCCCTTAACCTCATCTGGGGTCATGTGGACGAGCTCAGTGTCGCCGTTTCTACCTTTTGTTTTTAGATAGTGTGCTGTGCGGTGTAAACCCATATAGGCCTCACGGGGTTGAATTGATTGAAGTTTATCATGTTGTCAGACAGTTGTAACCGTTACAGTACCAACTCTTCCTATTGTTTTTACACCTGTTAAGAAAATCAAGGGGTATCCAAGGGCAT